TTTGTTGAGCTAGTGCCTCTTCTCTTGTCTTGTGACATCCCATAACTTTTCCATCATCTTTTACTACTGGATACCCAGAACAACCATTTGTTCCTCTTCCACCAATGTTATATGGCATTATTTTTTACCCACTTTCTTTTTAGGAGTGTACGGTCCAAAGTCTGCTTTAATTGTTCCATCTTTTCTTAAACGAACAATTCTACCATTTTTAATCTGCATTGGATTAAATGCGGTTGCTTTTCTCTTTGGCATTACTTACCCTCCTCTAAAATTTTTCTTAATTCTTCATCCATATTATATTGAAATGATTCTTCCATTGCTTGCTCCATCATATCTGCAAGTATAAATGGTAAATTCATTACAACAAATTGTGCTAGCAGTGGATCTCTGTATGAAACATCTAGCTCAAAATCTTCTCCAGATTTTAAACTTAGGTTTATGGTGCCGTCTTCATCCTGATAACCACCCATTTGAAAATTGACGCCGTCCATTGATCCTCCGTTAATTAAGTATATCATTTATTGCCCTAATACACAATATAAAAGGGGCCCCACAGAAATTCCTGCACTTGGCAGGGGGTAGATGTGTAACTAGCCATCCTAAAGGCCTGTGGGGCTGGTGCGGTGTGTAGGACTTGAACCTACGATTACCCGATTATGAGTCGGGGGCTTTAACCAACTAAGCTAACACCGCTGGGTATATATTACTATACACCCCTATATTTTTTCTGTCTACTACTATTCTGCGTTTTTATCAATTTTTGCAAATGCAGAATTGATTTCTGTTGCAGATAATTTACCGTCATCTAGGAATGCTCTTGCAAGTTTTTCAACTACAGTAGCAACACCAAGTGTACCAGCAAGAATGACCGCCTTCATTGTGTCAATTCCTACTAAAGATCCTGCACCAATTACTGAAAGTCCTGATGCCGCAAAAACTGCGACAATTCTCATAAGGATGTTCCAAATATTAGTTACGGCTGATGATCCTATAACTTCTTCTCCAGTAACTGGATCGATTGCTGTAAGATCAATTTCTTTTTTCTTTGCCATATTAGTCCTCCTCTCTATTGCGTATTGGATATGTGATTATCCAAGCTATTATTGTTCCCACTATTGCATAACCCACCACAGTTTTTGCACTGCCATCAAGGACAACCCAGGCGATAAACATGCCAAGGAGTGTCCAAAGTTGGTCAATCATGTCCTTTATTATCTTCATCATCGTCTTCTTCTCCTTACCCCCTTGGATTCGCCAGAGGCTCCTCCTCCACCTGACCCACCGCTAGTGGATCCTCCAGTGGTTGTTCCTGCTGCAGCGACAGCATTTATTGCTGCACCCGCTGCCACAACTGTTGCCACCATCATGTCGGTAGCTTCTTCTCTTTCTTCTGTGCTCATGTCTGCACCAATATTTGATAATGCTGTAAATATTTCACATTTTGGTGCATCTGGATCATAGTTTGGATCATTTTCATCAACTGGATTTATGCAATTGCCAATCCCACTTATAAGAGCAGCTGGACTTGCTAGATTTTCTAAAGCTGAAGCAACTGCTGCAACTATAACAACCTCATTTCCATTTTCGTCTCTTCTAACTTCTACAGGTGTTGATGGTGGTAAATCGCTAAACTCAAGTCCAGATTCTTTAATTGCTTCTGCAGAGACAGCTTCTCCATCAAATGATTCTATTAGTGCTTCCGCTACTAAATCTTTCTCCGCCTCTGTAAAATCACCATCAGAAGATAATGCATCTGATAAGTCTGAAACTTCTTCTGAACTTATTTCACCGTCAGCAGACAAAGCGTCTAGTATTGCTTCGCTTTCTGATGTAGTTAAGTTTCCATCACTAACTAAATCTTCTACAGCTGAAATTATTTCTTCTTCAGTCATTGGTGGTTCTTCAGCTGGCGGTTCTTCGGCTGGTGGCTCTTCTGCAGGTGGTTCTTCAGCGGGTGGCTCTTCTGCAGGTGGTTCTTCAGCAGGTGGTTCTTCAGCAGGTGGCTCTTCGGCAGGTGGTTCTTCGGCAGGTGGTTCTTCGACTGGTGGTTGATCTACTGGCATATCAACAACTGATCCACCAGTAGTTAGGTTTGAACTTTGTGTTGTAGGTATAGATATAACTGTTTCGGTATATTGACTTACTGGACCAGACCAATTTGCAACTCTAATTGTATATGTAGCGCCTTCTGTCAAACCAGTTAACTCAATAGACTCTGGGGCACCAGTTGTATTATACGTTCCACCCCCATATGGATTTTCTGCATTAGGATCATTTGTTATTACCTGATAAAACCAAGTGTTGGCGGTGTATCCTTCTGGCAACTCTGGTGAAATAATAACCGTATTGCCATCAACGACTGGCTCTGCAAGTATGGGTGCTGGGGTTGGAATGTTACTATTAATAGCAGTATTTAATGTTGAGGCTCTGGTATTTAATGTTGACTGCAAAGAGTTTTTTGTGGATGAAACAGAGTTTATTGTATTGTTTAAAGAGTTTATGTTTGACTGCAGAGTTGATAAAGCTGAATTGTTTATAGCATTTTGACTAACAACTGGTGTAAGGCTTTGATTTAATTGTGTAATTGCTGCATTTGCTGCATCCACGGCAGCCTGAACAGAAGATGTATTTGGATCCACATATGGAGTAAATGCTGAACCTTGACTTATTTGACCTGAAAATCCCGAACCAGTATTAGTATCTGCTATTGGAATTATTGTTCCATTAGTTGATTCTCTATAATTAAATCTTGCCTGATCTGGTATTGGGCCAACAGCAGTCACATTAGCCATCCAGGCACCATCATTTGGATTTACGTCAGCATTGAACCTTATTTGAACCATTTGTGTAGAAGCATCTTGTTGTGGAAATGGTCTTAAGTCCCAGGCAATATCTAAACTTGTTCCAGTTGTTGAATATGTAATTCCAGTTCCTGTGCTCCAGGTTGTCCAGTCCCAACCAGCAATAGAAACCGAAGGAGCGTCTGGAGTTTGATAATATACCCAACCTTGATCTACGCCAAATGTGATAGTTGCATTTGACCCTACATATACATCATTATAAACAGTTCCACCCATTTGCATTCCAAACGGTAAGTTCATTCTTATTCCAGCGTCATCTACTCCAGCCAAGACGTTGGTTGTTGTTCCAATGGTGGCCTGTAAATTATTTACTGCTGTTTGTGCGTTATCAATAGCAGTGTTAGCCTGAGTTAGCTCTGTCTGAGCTGTTGCTTGAAGTGTGGATGCCTGTGTTCTTTCTGTAGTTAATTGATTGATTTCGGTTTGTGCCAATGTGGTGTTAATATTAGATATTGCTGATTGTGCAGTTGAAACAGTAGTTTTTGCATCCTGTACTGTTTGAGAACTTTGATCAATTGGATTTAAGTTTAAATCAATTGAGGTTATTGTATTTATTGCAGACTGAACATTACTTACTGCTGACTGGGCTTCTGTAACTACTGGGCTAAGTGCTGAAACAGCTGTTTGTGCAGATGGTAACTCTGCTTGTGCCTCTGATATTGCTATGGTGGCATTATTTGTAGCGTCTACTGCCTGCTGAACCTCTGTAGTAGCAGTTGATAAAGCCGTATTAACTGCCTGTTGGGCAGGGCTTACTATAACCTGTTCTGAACCAGATCCATTATCTGTAGCGTAAGCTGACTGCTGACCTATACAAAATAGGAAGGCAATTAATAGAAATGAACCTAATATTACTTTTAATTTATTGATTTCCCATTCTCCTAGGTAATACAATGATTACCAGGATAATTATATCAGTAAATGAGTACTAAAACGGTTATACTATACCCATACTACCAAGCGCATCGGATAATTCTTGTGGCATTTGCCTTGGCGGAGTAACTAAATTCTTGACCTGTTTTTGTTGTTCTTCTAAATAATTATCTCTTTGCATTTCTTTAAACGTATGCACTTCAATTTCTTTATTTTCTTTACGCCTAGAGTGATATATTGAATTATATATTGCTCCACAAACTGCATCCGCAAGGTCTTTGGATCCTTTTCTTGGGTGGTCTACCCTATCTCTAATAATTCTAAGTTGTAGTAATTCATCTATAAGCAATGGAAGTACTGGTCCTTTTACCCGCTCTTCGGCAATAATTAATGCAAAATCTTCGTAGTGTTTTTTGGCAACCGATAGCAGCTCTGTGTTCATTCCGTATGCCTTTAGCTGCTGCATCATTTCATGTGAATTCCATCTATCAAATGTAGCAAGCTTTATGTTAAACCCTCGCTGCTTTAGTGACAATATGTAGTCTTTGACTTCGCTAAAATCCACGCTCTTAGATGATGTTGGTGTCCAATACCTCACAGCATCAACAGTTATCATTGGTGCGGACTGTGCGTATTCATTTCCAACTTTTAGGTTTACCCATTTTTCTACGTGCGCCATGGCAACAGCACAATGGTCATGCTTTTGTGCAAGGTCGATGTGTATAAAATATTCTCTGTCATCTTGTGGTTTAAACCAATCGGCAAACCTTCCAGATGAATCTACTGCCAAGTTTGGATTATTAAATGCAGACTCTATTTTTTCTCTTGATTTAAAGAATGCATCTACAGCTTCTGGTGGCATACAGGCAAATCTGGATAGAGCGTCTTCAGCATTGCGATAGAATTCAATTTTAAAGTCTTCAATTTTTCTAGTTGGGTTAATCTCCCACGTTGGTCTTTTTAAGGCATAAACATTTGGAATCTTGTAGGCTATAATATCGTCCTCTTCCCACTGTATACTAAATGTGTTTCCTGGTTCAGTTTCTGGTAAATCTGGGTTTAAGATAAATGTATGTGATTTAATAAGGACATTTTTCTGAGATATAACATCTTCATATTTTTGTTGAATAAAGTCATTTTTAAATCTAGGGAATGATAGTAATATTAGCTTTCCAAAGTCTGGGAAACGTGATGATATGGAGGCTCTATACATATCATAAATAGATTGGGCAGTCTTAGCCTGATCATGTCCAGTTGTTGATTCAAGGGCAAATCCAGATATCTCATCTAGTACTACTACCAAAACGTTGTATCCTTCCCAGGCTTCTCTTTCTGAGTGTCCAGAATGAACTGTAATGCTTTTATCAAACTCTATGGAGCCAGCCTTAGCGTTATATTTTCCAACAAACCATGGTGACTTATCTAGTCTAGCCCTAAAGCCTTTAAAGAATACGTTGTTTGCTTGAACTGCGTTAATGGCAATATTAAGAATGTCTATTGAGTCTCCTGGTGGTTTTCCATAATATACGGCTGGGTCTTTTAGACATAACAATAAATGTGCTATGTATGCTGCAGCAATTGTAGATGTATAGTCTTTTCCAGAACCTTTTCCTAACTGAAATATAACTTCGTTACAGGTTTGCTTCCATCTTTTTTCGCCTTCTTCTTCGCCTAGCCACCTATACAATGTTTCTTTTTTATATATCTGAGTCATTGCTTTTAACATTATGTATTGATTTTCAGAAAGAGGTGGTAAACCTAAATACTTAGTTGATGTAACAAACTCTCTTAGATCTGCTGGAGTTTCTTCAAACTCATCTTTATCTAGGGCGCTTAAAAATTCGCTAAAATCAGCCATTGTCTACTTGCACAATACTTATTGGCTCTACCGCACCAGATATTCTAGAAAGTCTTTGTGCAACCTCTCTACGGCAATGACTACATTCTGAAGTTACGTCTCTTAATATACCCATTAATATTTCTTGTTTTTCTTCTGCTTCAGCAATTCTTGCACCGACCTCAGCATTATCAAGTAGGCCAGCTTTTTGAAGCATTTCCATTTGTTTAGCCTGTATATCTGAAACAAGCTTTAGCGCAGATACCTTTGCCTTAAGGTCTGCCGCAACATCTGATTGCTCTACGGTTTCCCATGCACGATTTATTAGCATGCTGTAGTGTTGATCTGATGCAACGAGTGCTTCTCTTGCACGTTCTTGTATGCTCTTATCATTTTGGGCATAAGATTTCCACTCTTCTATTATCCTAAGAACATCGGCTCTCTTAATCTCAAGTTCTTTGGCAATTTCTGTTGGGTTATAACCTTTCAATGTCATCTCAACAACAGTATTCATTTGTTCAAATGGTTTTTCTAGCTCTGTCATTTTGGATTAATCCTGCTATCGGTTGCATAAAAACCAGAGCCTTTAAATTTAACTCCAGGAACACTATATACTCTTCCCATAGGCATGTCGCACTCTGGACATAAATATGTAGGCTCTGGATCTTTTATTCCACGCTCATACTCAAAAATAGGATTTTGGCCCTCTTCTTGTGCACAATCACATTTATATTGATAAACTGGCATCATTGCTCCTTAGTATTAAAGATATTTCATTAGATAAGTTTTCAATTGTACCGTCATTAGATATATTTCTTGTAAAATTATATCCATCTAAAGCTAATTCAGAATGGTGAGAATTGATTGGAGAAACACTAGATCTTTCTATTCTCCAAACCTCTCCCATCTTCCAGGTAATCATATCTGCTTCATTAGGAAACCTTACATCCGATATTACAAAGTTATCATACATTGGATAAATATTCATTTCCTCAAAGACTTGCTCTACCCAAAAATTTTGCCCAAACATATCTCTTCCCACCTCTGTGCCAAATACCTGTAGCAGCCTTCTTGTTTCTTCAAATGATTTTGTAATTTCCCAGCCATACTCATCTACCATGTCTGCAACCCTTCTACCATTTTCTAATATTGGGTTTAGCTTAATAATAGCTTTCCTAATATTATCCGCAAAAGCTAACCTTTTAAAACCATGATTTAGCACAAGAATCTCGGCTACCGTATCTTTTCCAGACCTTGCATATCCACTTAATCCAATAATCATTTTATCCCCTTAACCAAGTCGTCTTCTATCCATTGTATATATCTTCCGTCATTCCAGTTTTGACTTCCGTATATATGCTTGACTGCTTTGTCGTGAAATATACGCCATCCATAAAAAGAATCTTCATCACCCTCTGGACCAGTGTAACAATAGAACCCAAGACTTTTTGTTTTCATATATCCATTATACTCTATAGAATCAGATATAAGCGAGACATGCTCACAAATTCCGTCTCTATTCTCCATGCCACAGCCATGTTTTTCTTTTTTTATGTCTAAAGCTTTGTATATTCCATCTGTCCATACCCCTGGACCAGTGTGTATATGTACAAAATGCTTTATTGAATAGTCTGGATTTTTTAGCCTTTCCATCATTAAATCAATAACAGATCCTATAACTGGGTGACCTGGTTCTGCTGCAAATATCCATTGAACAAAGTGCAAGTTGTTTTCTGGACAAACTACCATCTTGTGATCTTCTTTAAGCCAAGACTCTATTGGCTTAAGGCAAATCGTGTCCAGGTCTGCATAGACTCCACCATATTTATACATCACCAGGTATCTCCAAATATCCCCACGCATAACTGGAACTGGCACAGAGTCAAATATTTTTGCATACTCTTCACCATATTCAGATCTTATAAATTCTCTAGACTCCATATCATTCATATACCTATGCTCCCAATTTGGATTTTTTTCATTCCAACTAGACATAGCCTGAACTGCATAGTCTGGTAAATTATTTATCTCTTCTTTATAAGTTTGCCATATAATTTTAGGTATCATAATATTTTCCTGGTTTCGCTTAATTGAAATGTTGAATCTAGGCTCATCAGTGTGCATGGAAACTCAGACTTTGGCTTTAGTGTATAAACATTGAATATATCTTGCTGTCTAAACATGTACCAATCTAGCGGAAGATTAAACAAGTGGGCGTTCATTAACAACTTTTTAGCGCCACGCTTATTGATAATATAACATAAACAAGACCAATCTTGGTATGCTTTACATATATCTCTGGCACCAATATCGTGTGTGTCGTTATATTTAGGAAATTGATCTGCTGGGCTAAAGGCATGAAATATGTCCCAGTTTTCTGGTAACTGGGATACATAATAGTTTATAAGTGGCATAAAATTTTCATTATGAACAATGTCGTCTTCCATCAATATTAAATACTCGTGGTCAGATTTTAAAAAGTTAATCCAGGCAGTCCAATTACTGGCCCATATTCCTATTTCGCCCATCTTCCATCCACTTAATCCATCCAACTCGTATCCACTGGTGTCTGGCACAAAGTTTTTATTCTCTAGTAAAAACTTGTCGTACTCTTCTATATTGGATATTTTAATTGTAGGTGTATCTAGTAGAGTAGAGTCTCCAGATAGATATTCATTAATGTTTTGGGCCAACTTTGATCTACGATCATCTGTGCCTTCTATATGAAAAACTTTATGTGAGTATATCATCTTTTTTTAATTAATCCAAACTTTTCTAGGTATCTCTGTATGGTCATGTGAGAGCATCCAGCCTCTTCTGCTATTTCTTTTATGTTCTTTTTTTGGACTATATATCTTCTATATAGCCACTCTTTTGATTCATATAGTTTCATCTTGCAGTTAAATTCTCGTATGCGTAATGTGCTATACCAATAGCATCACCCACGTCGTTATCTTCTACTTTTACATTAAACTTATTATTTACAAAGTCCATGGTTCTCTGCTTTCTTATCTCTCTTATTTTACCACTGTACCAGGTATCTGATTTGCCTGGGTATTCAATTCTTAAGGCAGCTTTTTGCTCTTTGTTAAATACTTTATTACCTATAAAGCTTTGCCATGATGTGGGGGCAACTGTAACAACTTTGGTTCCATCCTGCATTAATTGAGATATTATTGCTCCATACACATAAGATAACTTTATTACAACATCTGCCGACTTGACAAAAACTGCGCCTTCAATAGCAATATAGTCTGACATTAAATGGTCATGCATAGCGGAAACCTTTTTTCTAGCATCGTAAATTTTTTCATATATATCATTACCATTAATCATAATCTTACCGTGCTTTACAAGTTTTCCGTTTTCTATAATGCCAAACGCCACCGAAGAGGTGGATGCATCTATACCAATAACACGGCGAGCTCTAGGCTTAACTAGACTTGCTATTCCCATTTATCATATCCAATATAGTTTTTCTTTCTTCATAAACCTCTGCATCAATACATACCGAGCACATCTCATCATAATTATATCTACTAAGTTTAATTTTACACTTTTTGCAATGTCTTACTGATCCTAATTTAATTGCTCGTCTTTCATAATATCTTTCCATAGTTCTTTTATTTGTTGCAAGACGGCAGCACTCTTCTGAGCAATACTTTTGATTATGTGTTGCTTTTGTAAATGGGTTATTACATTCGTCGTACCCGCAAATTAGATCTTCAGAACTGGGATTAATTTTTCTCCATCCTCCATTTCAAAGCATGTGTCTGATACTGGACAGTTTTTACAAATATTATTATTTTTTCTAAACGGCCTCTTTGGCAATTCTTTATGGCCCCAAGACAAATATACTTCTTTCATCCAGGCATAGCAACCATCCAAGAACTCCCTGTTTGACTCAGTCATCTTAACTGGAATTATTAGTATTTCTTGATTGTTTTTATTTTCATAAAGAACAAAACCTTCGTCTGTTTCCATTACGTCCATGTATATTAATATTTGAAGTAGATGATTTTTTGATGGCTCCATTGAATTTTGTCTAAATAGGTATGCCTCATCCTTAGTGGTTTTAATTTCACCTACAACAGTTTTGGTTTCCCAGTCTAAAATTACATCTGCATATCCTTTTATTGGTGGATGATTTTTTAAAATCTCCTGCTCAATTGCTTTAACCTTACCAGTCTTTTTAAACATTTCTTGCAGTCTTTCGTGGGCTGCATTTCCGTTAGACATATTTGCAACTGATATTGCATCAAAGCTGTCGGTAAATTCTGCGCCATTAAAAGCTATATACCAATATCTTGGGCACGTACCATGGCCATACCCAACGGTGCTTGGAGAAAAACTAGTTTTTTTCATAAACTTTTTATTGTTTCTGCCCTCTAGGTATGCCTCATCTAACATCTTAGAAAGAGTTTCTGGGTCAAAGTCCCCCGTGTACTTTTTAAACTTTAAATTACTAACTAAATTTCTAGCCATCATTTTGTACCATATTTCAGAGCAGCAACCAATTTATCCAAAGAATCACTTACGGTGTAATACACATTTTTCTTTTTACTGGCTACCTCTCCCTTTTCTAAAGTTGTATAGTATCTAGCCAGTACAGCTAGCTTGGCAGAGATTGCCTGTAATTTAATAATAAGAATTGATGCTGCTGCAGGAGGAATATCTGGCTTGGCAATAATTTTAATTATTGCCTCTAATGCTGCATCTAACTCCTGATCATTCATAAACTCTTTTATGTCATTGAACTCAGTTACTTCGCTAATCTTTTCTAAAATATTATCTGCCGACATGTTTTTTCACCTCTTTATATGCATACCAGGAAGCCCATAAACCAAGACCATAACCCATTACAAACCCTATTAAAACTCCGTACATTATATTAACCATGGTTTTCCTCCCAAAACTCTATTAGCTCTTCCAGTATTGCCCATTCTATAATTCCTAACCTTACTTTAGACTCAGACCCTATAATAATTTTTAATGCTGGGTGCATATTTCTACTTACTTTAAAAGTATCTGTACAAATTTTAGCCCAGTTATCTTTATTTAAATTAAATGATGTGCCAGCTTCTTTATAGTCAACAACAAACTGTTTCCACTTAGCATCACCCTTCTGGTATTGACCTCTGCCAGAATTTTTTTGTGCTTTAGCGTTATCACGCTTTACTTCTCCACGCTCAGACATTACATCGTAGCCTTTGACTCATGGTTTTGAGAGCACTGCCATTTAATTTCGCCAGTTCTTTCTTGGTATATGGCTGTCTTTACCTTTTCATTACATTCTTGGCAATCAAATGATCCCTCTATCGATACCCAATAAGGTGCTCCAACTGGATTCCTTTTAAGCATAAAGTCTTCAATGCTACGCTCTGTCATAAATCTCCTTACGTAACTTTTCTACAGACTCTGGGTTTTGTCTAAGCCACTCTACAGTTTTAGCTCTTCCCTGAAACCTTTCTCCAAGTACCGTGTACCAGGCACCGCCTTTTTCTATCACACCAAATTGTTCTGCTACATCAAGGATTTCTCCTACACCGTCGACGCCTACGTGATCACCCTGGAAGTAAAAATCATACTGTCCAGATAGGTTTGGTGGACCTAGTTTATTATAATCTATAATCCAGTTTACTGGCCTACCTACACGCTGCTCTATAATTTTATCTCCAACCTTGATTCCAGATTTAATTGCATTTGCTTCTGCCTCAGATGACCATAATTTAATTACTGTTGAAGAAAAAAACTTAACAGCCATTCCACCAGTTGGAATATGAGAAGCATGCATTGAACCAAACTGATTTCTTTGTTGTGATATAAGAATTAATAATGTATTTTTATTGGCATAGTTTAACATTTTTACGGCATGAGTCATGTCCTTAGCTTCTGCACCGATTTGCTTTGTGTCTTCTAGCTTCTTTAACTCAGAGCTATCTTTTTCAAAATATATTGCTGGCAATAGAGCTGATATTGAGTCTACAACAATTATATCTATGTCTGCTTCCATAAGCTGTGTGGCAACATCGACCATATCATTAATAGTTTTTGCAGGAGAGTATATTAAGTTTTCTGAATCCACTCCTAATTTTTCTGCCCAATCTTTAGAGTATGAGTTTTCTGCATCTATCCAGGCACATGACTTACCTTCTTTTTGTGCTTCTGCAATTAACTGTAGGCAGAAAGAAGACTTACCAGCCGATTTGTTTCCCCAAACAAGTACTTGTCTACCGTGACCTAGACCGCCCCTTAGAGCCATGTTCAGCCCTATGCTTGGTGTCTTTTGTTTTGGTGTTTCCACCTCTAGTGCTGTTTGAACCCTTTGTCTTGTTTTTGGATCCAGCTTTGACATTATTTCTGTAACTACGCTCATAAAAACTCTCTTCTAATTGTGAAGCTAATTCCTTCACCTTCTTGCTACGCATTGTAGCTATTTTCTTAATGATATTAAGTATATCTTCCTCGTCAGATGATTTTATGACAAGGATGATTTCCTCATTGGTTCCAAATAAGAAGTAACCATTCATTTGTATATTCTATTATACCACTAAAATAGGTTTCCGTGAAGTGGTGGTCTTCCCCTATTTTTTAACATCTTCTTTTCTACAGTATCATCTAAAGAGGTGTCTATTTGTCCAGTGTTAACCATAGCTTGATATATGTCTACCAATCTAATTATTACATCAGCCAT